TTATCTTATGGAACTGTGGGTGGCTCTGGTGGTGGTATACACAATAGCGGTTCAAACAACTCTGAAGAACAACAAGGTTTTGATGGTGGTGCTGGAAATGCATCAAACTACAACGCAGGAGGCGGTGGAGGTGCAGGTGCAGTCGGAGCGACATTTGCATCTGGTGGCTCTGGCGGTACTGGTATTTTGAGCAACATTATTACATCTACTGAAGCTACTGCTGAATCAGTTGGAGAAGTTAGCGGTGGCTACGCATATTTCTCTGGCGGTGGTGGTGCAGGCGGAAACTCAACTTTGCAGAATCCACCCGGAGGATTAGGCGGTGGAGGTCAAGGAAGTAAAACATATTCAGATGATGCAACTGCTGGTACAGCAAATACTGGCGGTGGCGGAGGCGGTGGAGCTTCACGTTCTGATGGGAGCGGTTGGGACGCTGAACTCGGTGGCTCTGGAGTTGTAATTTTAAGATATCCTAGTGATATTACTTGTACAGTTGGTGCTGGTTTAACACAATCATCTAATTCACCTTTGACACAGGGTACTAAAAAAGTTACAGTTTTAACAGCAGGAGCAGGTACAGTTACATTTAGTTAGGAAATATTATGGCACATTATGCATTACTTAATTCAGAAAACATTGTTATAGATGTTATTACTGGTGTTGATGAAGATGATACATCTAATCTACCAAAAGAGTTTGCATCTTGGGAAGAGTTTTATGCTTCCACACTTGATGCAACTGATTGTAAAAGAACTTCTTATAACACTTCTGGTAATCAACACGTTAACGATAAAACACCTTTTAGGGCAAATTATGCTGGTGTTGGCTTTACTTATGATGCGGATAATGATGTCTTTATACCACCGAAACCTACTGATGATGCGGTTTTGAATACAGAAACTTTTATCTGGGAGGTACAGGTTGAAACTTAAATTATTTAGAATCAGTTCGCAAGAAGATTCTACTAATGGGATTCTTTATATTGATGATAAGTTTGCTTGTTATACATTAGAAGATGAACAGAGAAAAATAAAAGTTAAGCACGAAACAGCTATTCCTTTAGGTATATACGAAATCAAATTTAGAACAGTTGGTGGTTTTCACGCTAAGTACACTAAAAGGTATGGAGCTATGCACAAAGGTATGTTAGAACTTCAAGATGTACCTAACTTTGATTATATTTTAATTCATACTGGAAACACAGATGAGCATACATCTGGTTGCATCTTGGTAATGGATAATCAAGAAAACAATATTTTGATTAAAGATGGGTTTGGCGGAAAATCTACACAAGCGTACAAGCGTATCTATCCAATGATTGCTTCAGCTTTAACTCGTAATGAAAAAGTTACTATTGAAATATTAGACCAAGAAGATTTGCTAAAAGAAAAAGTACAAACCTTAGATGATGAATCATCTGAAGAATATAAAATATCTAAAAAGGTTTGGGAAAAATTAGCAGAGATTAATGGGAATATCCTTAGCTTAGATGCTAAGATTGATGGAAAACAAATCTTATAGGAGATTTTATGAATTGGAAACAATGGCTTACAAAAGTTGGAATAAGAACACTTAGAACTTTTATACAAGCATTTTTAGGTGTCTTAGTCGCAAGCGGAACAGGTATGGTCGAAGTAGATGTATTACAGAACGCACTTGTTGCAGGTCTTGTTGCAGGTATTACTGCATTACAAAATGGCTTAGAGGAGTGGACACCAGCGAACAAAGGTTGACATGATGAAAACGCAAGTTAACTTAGGTCAAATTTTACAAGGCGGTTTAGCAGCATTAGTTGGTTGGTTATTTAAAACTGTAAATGATTTACAACAAGAAGTAGCCACTCTTAAAGCACAAGTAACTGCATATCAGGATAGTATTTCAGGCTTTAATCAAAACCTTATAATTATTGAGGAAGTAATCAGAGAGATACTTTTAAAAGTTGGGGGATAACATGGGTTGCTGTGGCAATGGTTGTTGCTCTGGAGGTTAAATGCTTGAAAAAATTAGGAACAATATTGCACTTGTCATCGGTGGTTTTACTATTGTGGGTGGTATTGTTGGTGGTATTAACACAGTCGGCAGACTTGTTGATACATTATCTGGTATTGATGATAGAGTCAGTCAGCTAGAAGAACTTGTTGCTGATAACGAAATAACAAATCAGATTTCTATTCTTTATGAAAAAATATATCAACTTGAACAAGTTGCATATAATGCAGAATATTTAGAAGAACGTGTAGCATATCTTGATGCAAACTATCAAAACTTAAATCAACAAGTTAATGATTTAGAGTGGGCGTTTGATGATTATAAAAATAGAGAAATGAACAATCAAGATTCCCAAGAATATTCAGTTCAGAAGTGGGAATGGCAAGATATGTTAAAACAGTTAGAACGTATTAAAACACAGGTTGAAAATGTCAACAGCAAGTGGTGGCAAGTAGATGATAATACATACCAGATACAAAACTTGTGGAACGAATCTCATCAGCATTAATTATGTGTACAGTATATACAAATCCAGATGGCTCTTTTGTGCAAATATGCAATTGTAAGTATGGAAGTGAGCATTGTTATGGGCGATAATGGATATACACAAAAGGAAATGATAAATAAAGTAATGATTGATATTGACAAGTTATTTGAAAAACTAGACCAGATACAAAAAGACTTGGCTACTAGACCTACACGACAAGAAATCTATGGCTGGATTATAGCAGGTATTTCTATTGCTACACTCATTACTGTTTTAATGTAAAAACTTTTGCAATTTTTGTGTATATTATGGGCACATGGACAAAGACAACAAAAGTCTTATTTCTAAAAGACAAGATGTTAAGCATAACGAAGATTTAGGTAATAACTATTATCCTAGCGGTTGGCAACCACAAGCTAGTTTTGATGAATCTACAAAAACAGGTAGCATAACCCACGTTCAACCTAGTAATAATAATTTTAAGTATGATTCTTTACTTAATAGTTGGGGTTTTGATAGTGAAGAGTTTTACATTGATGAAGATACTATTCGTTTTTCTACTTGGAATGCACAAGTTAAAGGTGGCGAAGTTGTCGATATGTACGCATTTCGTGCAATCATAAAGAAAAAAAATCCACATCACGATAAATATTACGAAAAATTACTCAGAGAAGTTAAGAAAAAGAAACCGATAAAGGTTAAAACAGGTGGAAACTGTGCTTGGTTTTTCTTTATGGCGGATTGGCAACTTGGGAAAAAAGATTTGGGAGTTGATGAAACTATAAAACTGATAAGGCGTGGTATACAAAATGGTAAAAAACAACTTAAAGATTTAGCTAAACAGGGTTTTGTTGTCAAAGAGATTTATCTTATAGGATTAGGCGACCTTATTGAAAACTGTTATGGCTTCTTCAAACATCAAAGTTTCAATGTATCTCTCACTAAATCTGAACAAGAACATCTTACTAGAGTTATGATTCTTGAAATATTAGATAGTTTTCTTACTAAAGCTGAAAAAATTGTTTTAGGAGGTGTTCCGGGAAACCATGGCGAGAACAGGGCAGGTAAGGGCGAAGTGGTTACTAACAGGCTTGATAATGCAGATACAGCTTGTATACAGATTGTAGGAGAAATTATTGCAAACAGACCACGATATAAACATGTACAAGTTGTTGTACCAGATGATTTCCATCTTGCATTGGAAGTTTTTGGTAAACGTATTGCCTTTACACATGGGCACATGGCTTCTGGTGGTGGGGATATCTGGTCGAAGATTGAGAAATGGTGGAAGGGTCAGATGTATGGTTGGCTACCAGCAGGTATGAGTGAGATTCTAGTTACCGGACATTATCATCATCTTAGAGTTGTAGAACAACTTGGGCGTACTTGGTTTCAAGCTCCATCTCTAGACCAATCTGATGAATTTAAGGCAAGAACAGGGAATATGACTAGAAATGGTGTACTTAGTTTTACTGTTAACAGAGATGGTTGGGATAATTTAAAAATATTGTAGATTTTTGCAGAAATCTAGTACCATTAATTATGCATAAGGAGAAAATATGTCAGCAAAAATTGTAGGCATTGATAACTCGGTGTGGGGTAAGCCTATGCTGATTAAACAAAATAAAAATGGTAACTTAGAGTTTGAAGAGTTGCCATTGGGAATAACTAGGTTAGAGGTAGATAATAGTAAATCTGTTGATACCAATAATAAGTTGTCTGATACCGAACACATTAACGCCTGATTCGTTAATTGAATATAGGGCGTGTATAGAACACCAAAAAATTATTGAACACGTAATATATTGGCGACCTATTGTTGAGGAATATTTTGATACTGATGATGTTGCTAAAGCATTAACAGTTATATATTGTGAGAGTTCTGGGTACAGTTCTGCACGAAATGAAAACACAAACTTTACACGTGATATTGGTTTGTGGCAGTTCAACGATAACACTTGGGCGTGGCTTGAAAAGAAACTTAAATTTAATGGAAGTAGATTTAATCCTAGATTATCAACACAAATCGCATCTTGGTTGATTTATAATGATGGTTGGCACCATTGGAACTCATCGAAACATTGTTGGGGGAAATATGAGTATTGAGCAGTTTTTATTAATAATTATTTTAATAATGCAGATTATTCAATATCGATTAAAATAGTTACATGCTAGAACACGCAGAAGTAAAATTAGAAGAGCTTAAAGAATATCCAAACAATCCAAGAGTTGGAGATGTTACTGCTATTTATGAATCTTTGTTACAAAACAAACAATACAAACCTATTGTTGTTAATCGCAAAGACAATGTAATTCTTGCAGGTAATCATACTTACAAAGCTGTTAAGAGATTAGGTTGGGCTACGATACTTGTTTGGTATGTTGATGTTACTGATGAACAGGCAAAACAGATTGTATTGGTCGATAATAAGCTAAATGATGATGCAACCTACGATTATGAAAAATTAGAAAAGGCAATCCAAGAATTACAAGATGTAGGCTCTCTAATAGGCTCTGGGTACACAACAGAAGCACTTGATGAACTTCTGGTATCAACTCCCATAGACAACGCAGATGAGCCTAAAAACGCTTCTAAACCCACTGTTGATGCAGATATTGGTGCAGTTCACGATGTTGTATTGCAACTTACTGATGAAAAGTTTGGATTGTACAAACACGCAATAAATATTATTTCTGATTACTTTAAAGTGAATCCTACGCAGGCTGGGTTAAAGGCAGTACGTATGTACGCAGAAAAATTAGATAAATGAAATATGAAATAAAATATGTAGATACAGATTCACTTGTTGAATTTCCTAATAATCCTAGAACTAGCAATATGGAGGGTATTCTTGAATCTGTAAAATTACATGGACAGTATAGACCGCTTACAGTTAACAAAAACAACAATCAAATTTTGACAGGTAATCATACATGGTTGGCTATGAAACAACTTGGTATATCCAAGTGTGCTGTGATGTTTGTTGATGTTGATGAAATAACTGCAAAAAAAATAGTTTTAGTTGATAATAAAACAAATGAACTTGCTTCTTATGATAAAGAACTTATGGTTGATATGCTTACTGAAATGATGGAGCTTGGTAAGTTGCTCGGTACTGGATATTCGGCAGATGAAGCAGATGATATACTTGCTGGTCTTGATGAAATAAGTATTACAGAGTTCGAGGAGTTTCAAGGTGGTTATGCTTTATCAGAAGATGAGATTGCTGATATTCAGAAACAAACTCTACAACCTAATGAACGTAAAGCAAAAGAAAAAATGAATGAAGTTATTCTTGCATTTGTTGAAAAAGATTATCAAGAATATCAAAAATATTTACAAATTATTTACAAAACAAAAGGCTTATCAGGAACTGATGCCTTATATACATCTGTACTTATGGTTGCAGATTTTATTAGACAGGGAAAAGTAGACAGACCGAGTGTGTTTAATAAACTCTTTGGTAAATGAAATTAGTAATCCCATCATATAATCGAGCTGAAAATATTTCTACACCATTTCTTAATGTGTTTGGAGCTTACAATAAAACAATATTGTTACATGGTAAAGAACAAGTTAAAGAATATAAAAAATACAACGAGTATAACAAAATTGAATTACTTGATACAGGTGTTAAAACGCAAAAAGATGGTACAGGTTTACCAATGCAAAGAAAACATTACATAGATAATTATATGGAAGATGGCGAGTGGGTTTTGTTTGCTGATGACAACATATCTTTTGTTGAGGGTGTACTACCACATAAGATTTGGAAAAATAAAACTATTGAAGAAACTGATAAAGATTATTTTGGTAAATATAGCAGTCGTTTATTTTATGAACGTATTGAAGAAATAAAAGATTATGCAGATAGTATTGGTGCATATCACATTGGGTTTCAAACTTCTAAAAATTATTTTTATGCACACAAAAAATATAGGACTAGAGGTTATGTAATTGGCAAGATGACATTGTGGAAAAAAGATAAAAATTTTAACTTTGAGTTACCCTTTTGCCACATGGAAGATTTTCATTTTTCTTTGATGCACTTATCGCAATATGGAAAAGTTTTGATATGTGATTATCTTTGGGCTAATGCTACACATTACCAACAAGGTGGTTTGGGTGTGTCTGCACATAGGCGTTCTGCAAGGGTTGATAGTGTTGCATATTTGGTATCAAAATATCCACAGATTGTTAAAGTAAAAAAACGCAAAGACAATTATCCAGATTTACGTATTACAAATATGTCAGATTTTAATTTTAAAATGTGGCATAAGCAGTACAATGCCTTTAAAAAAGAGTATGTATTTAACAATGATTCTAATGTGTGGGTAAAAAGTGATTGAAAAATTAATGGAGCTTATAAAACAGATTGATATAAAAAGGTACAATCAATCAGAATATATTTTAATAGTTGATGAATTGTTTAAAGAAATGAAACAAGTTGCACTTGATGATATGATTAATGAGTTTTTAGATAGGAATGGTTGGACTGATATTGGTGGTAGTGGTTAAAGAAATATTACAATGTAGGCTGTGTGATGAAACAGTATTAGATGGAGATAGTGGTCTTTGCTATAATTGTAATCGTGGAGATATATGAGTTTAGTAGTTAGTGATTTAATAACATTTTGCAACATAGGAGATACTTATAAATGCTGTTGTGTTGCATTACAGGATAGAACAAAATGTTGTTATGAGGGTACTTGTGATTGATATTAGATTAAGAAGTAAAATAAGTGATGAAGAGTTGCAACAAAAAGTAGGTAAGATACTTACCCACGAAGATTACAACTTGCTTATTCATAAAGATACAACAGTACGTGGTATTGATGGAAAAGTTATGGCTATATTTCAAAAAAATGTTATACCAGAAAATATTGTTGAAGAAACTTATGAAACTCTGCATGGCTTGAAAAAATATCAAACAAATAATCGTGGTATGGCTAGTGGTACACCAAGAATTAGTAAAGGAGATGGTAAACGTAGTGCTACTGCGAAGTCGATTGCATCAGCAATCATTGGTAGCTTTGATGCAGTTGGTGCGAAGCAATATTGCAGATTGACTGCTTACTCTGGTAAAGAAACAGAAAAATATAAAAAATTATTTCCATTATTTAAATTTATTGGAGATGAAATGAAAGACAAAGCACCAGATAGATACAATGCACAAATGGAATATGTTGATAGAACACACGAAGATTGGGTTATTCCGGGAACTCCATTTACAACTGTTACTGTTAACAACTCATATCCTACTGGTGTACATACAGATAAAGGCGATTTAGATGAGGGTATATCTACTCTTGCTTGTATTAAACGTGGAGATATGGAGGGTGGATATCTAGTTCTACCAGAGTTTAGGATTGCATTTAAAATGGAACATAGGGATTTGCTTATCTTTGATGCTCATCAGTGGCATGGGAATACAGAACTTATAAGTAATAGTGATGATGCTGAACGAATATCTGTTGTATGTTATTACAGAACTAGAATGGAAGATTGCGATAGTATGGAATCTGAATATCTAAAAAGATTAAAGGTGCAAGAAAAAAAATTAATTGATGGTTAATTGGGAAGCTAACGAAACTTACGCAGAGTATAAAGAAAAAAAATATGCGGGTATGTCAGGTATAGGGCAACCTAACTCTAAAAAAAATATGTCAGGTTTATGTCCTAACTCGAATGAAAAAAAAATTAAATGTAAATGTAGAACTTGTATTAATCGTAGAAACAGAAGTAAAGGTAAAAGAAAACAAAATATTGCTAGAAAAAAATTAGGAATACCAAACAATAGGTTTCATGGTGCTGATGCTCACGAGGAAAACTGGAGCACAGGTCTTAGAGTTGAGGTTAAAGCTGGTAAGCAAGTTGATGGATTGGCTAAAGTATTTTATAAGTCTAAAGAACAATCTGATATTTCACATAGGGCTTTTGGAGGTATGGGTAAACCATTTATTCAAGTAAGTATGCCAGATGGTACGACCAAAGGTATTGTAAGTTTTGAACTTGATGATATTGAAAACGTTTGTTGTGAGGTTTTGAAAAACTTTGGTTATGAGTTTGGCGATTAGTGGTGTTCACTAAGGTACGCTGTTCAAAGACTAAGCGTATGAAAGGGCACCCATTCGTAGCTCTCCTACGACTTTATTCCACTTCGCCAGATGTCAGCTAGTTGGTTTGTAGGCATTTTTTTCAGGATATTCAGTCTTACACCTACCGCAATATGAGAAACCATCATCAAACTTAATTATTTGTAAGTGTTTAGTTTCATCACACATAGGTAGTTCTTTGACTAATTTATCCTGTTCTAATTCTCCTAACATAGACCAATGCTTAACTATTGCATAAGGTGTAACAGTCATTGTAGACCATTCTTTTCGATACACAAGAACTCTGTTAATAATGTCATCATAAGTTGCTTCTGCATCATACAGTTGTTTTGCACACGCATTAAAGCCACCTATTTCACTTTTAGTTTGCGGAGTGTATATTGCTTCACATAGTGCAGAATATTGTTCTGCAAACTTACTTTGTTTATATGACTTTGATTTGTAGTTCTTATGCGAACTGCCCACTAGGTCATCTATGACTTGGGGTGGTTCATATATGAACGATGGTGTATGCATAACTGTATATAAGTTACTTGTCTGTTCACCAGTTGCTTTGTTATAACGTGCTTCTACTAGAATTGCTTTGATATCTTTTAATTCGTTCAAAGCACGTTTTACAGTTGATTCGCTAGTGTGCATTCTTTTGGCAATCGTTTTGATTGCTGGGAAACACGTTGAATCATCTTTATTGCTATATCGGTTTAAAACAGAATATAATCTAACTGCTTGTGCAGATATCGGTGCATCTATTACCCACTCGGGAACAATTGCAAAATATATATCACTGTTTATTCGATTAGCTTCCATTTAGAACTGTGCTTCAGCAGAGCTCTTTGGTGTTCTTGCTACTGGCTC